CAGCGCTTCAATTTCTTCTTCAAGGTGCTGACCGGTAGCGAGACCACGCTTTCGGTCATGTCGGGCAATCAGGCCGAGGACGCGCTCGCCGTCATCTGGTCGAAGTCGAGCGGCACCTGGGGCACACCGGCAAGCGTAGTCAATGCTTCCGATCTCTCGGGCGCCACGACCCCGGCCAATCAGACCATCACCGCAGGCAGCGGCACCGCGCCGCTCCTTGTCGTAGGCATCAACACTGTCTTCATCAATTCGCCGACCGGTGTGGTGAACCTCGTGATGTCGCCCACGGCCGACGCTTCGTTCACATCACCTCAGTACACGTCGATTGGTTATAAGATCTATCCCTCGAGCCCGGCCAACAATACGATCTCGAGCACCAGCGGCAGCTCGACCGTGCTGGCTGGATTTTACGTGCAGCTCGGGCCATGATGGCCTGAACGAGGAGGCTTCATGACCAACCCGACCCCGCCTGTGCCGCCGCAGGGCCCACCCGCTATTCCGCAGGATTATGTGATTTCGATCGCGCTTTCGGTGGCGCAGATCAACTACGTCCTGGGCTGCCTTGGCCAACGGCCGCATGTCGAGGTCCAGCAGCTGATCGATTCAATCCGCGGCCAGGGCGACATGGCACTTGCAGCGGCAGGCTATGGCCCCAATGCCAAGCCGCCCGGCACGCCTCCGGCGCCGCTGTCCGAAGATCCGCCCGGATCCAATTCGCCCGACAAAGCCGCTGACAGCAAGGATCCGCCGCGCAAGACGGGTGCGAGGCGTCATTGATCAATCCGCAGCAGCTGCTGGATTGCGTCATCTATCCGGTTCTCAACCGGCTCAGCCTGCCGAGTGATCTTCCCAGCAAAGGCCTCGCGGCAGCGCAGCTGCTGCTCGGCACGGCGATGCAGGAGAGCGAGTGCGGGACGTGGCTCACCCAGATTTCGGGCCCCGCGCGCGGGATCTGGCAGATGGAGCCTGTGACGCTGCAAAGTCACCTCGATTGGCTAGATGACCGAAACGACCTGTTCCTGGTCGCCGTCACCAATCTAACGATGCCGCTGAAACCTCTCGCGGTGCAGCTCGAAGGTAACCTCTATTTCGCCTGCGCGATGGCGCGAATCCATTACTACCGGGTGGCTGCTCCGTTGCCCGCCGTCGACGACACGCTCGCGCAAGCCCACTACTACAAGCAGTATTACAACACGCCCGCAGGCGCCGCGACCGTCACCCAGTACATGCAGAACTGGACGATCGTGTCCAAGGAGATCAGCCGCTGGGCCTAAGGGCTTTTTTCTGGTATTGGCTCTCGCACTATTCCGCGGGGGCGGCGTATGAAGGTCAATCTCGACGTCATCAAGTCGCTATTGCTCGACGTGCCGGTCGGGATTGGCCTTCTCGCTGGGCTCCTCAGCGCCATCGGTCTTGGCTCCGCACAAGTTGGATATGTTACCGGCATCGTGGTCGCAGCCGCGGCGCTCGGTGTGTTCGTCATCGGGGCGATCAAGCGCACATCGGATCAGACCGACACGGGCAAGGCTGCGAGCTTCGACAAGCTCGATGATGCAGGACAGCAGGCTGTTCTCGATCGAGTGTCGAATGACACCCTGAACCGTCTCGCCGACCGGCTACCCGAAGAGATCAAGGTCAATGCCGTCCAGCAGCTCCCCGACGTCAAGCAAGTCGTCATTTCCGACACCCCATCGAACGGCCTGAAGACACTGGCCGACGATCCGACCGTCACCAAGGTTGTGACGGAGAGCCAAGCGAAGGTCGCATGAAGCGCGGCTATGGCTGGAAGCCGGATCGCAAGGGCGTCGACGATCCCAAGTTCAAGGCCTCGTGGTTCTCACCAGCGCGTTACATGCCGCTGTCGTTGATGCCCGATGACCTCAATCTCCGGCAATGGGCGCCGCCGATCTTCGACCAGGGCCTGTACGGCACCTGCACCTGCAATGCGGTCCCCGAGTTGCTCGAGTACAACATGATCGTGAATGGGCTCCCGCCCACGATCCTGTCCCGCGCGTGGCTCTACACCCTCTCTGGCGAACTGGAAGGCGACACCTCAGACGTCGGCCGTCAGCTGCGCGACGTCGTGGCCGTGGCCGCCCAGCAAGGCGTCGTAGCGGAGGAAATCTGGCCGTACAGCAACGTCTTGCAGCCGATCGACAGATCCCTCAAGGCACCGCGGATCTTCGCCTCCGACTTCGGCAAGGTCGAGAGCACGGTCCCGGCGATGTGCACGGCCCTGATGGTCGGCCGACCGTTCTGCATCGGTATTCCGGTCTACCCGCAATTCGAGAGCGATGAGGCAGCCGAGACCGGCAACATCACCATGCCGACCTGGGGTCAGACGCCGGTCGGCCAGCACGCCATGTCGGTGTTCAGGATCCAGCGCCGGGCTGAACAGGCTTCAGGGCCTAATTCCTGGGGTGAGGGCTGGGGTGATCGAGGCTGGTTCAAGCTGCCCCTCGACTATCTCGTCAAGCATGCCAGCGATTGCTGGACGGTACGCAGCAACACGGAGAGCGCCAATGCTACGTCGTAGTTTCCTCCTCGGCAGCACCGCGCTCGCGGGCTGCGCGACCTTCAGCGCCAACTTCAAGCAGGGCATCACCGATGCTCTCAATCTGGCCAATGGTCTCGAGACCATGCTGGCCAATCTGGGTCCGCTCAACATCGTTGGATCCGACCTCCTGGCGCAGATCGGCACCTACGTCGCCGACATCAAGGGCTTTGCCTCCTCGCTGCAGGGCTCGTGGAGCGACACCTCGGCGGCGCCCCTGGTCCAGCAGATCGAGGACACCTTCAACAAGATCCTAGCGGCGCTGGGCTCGGTCCCGCTGCCGCCGCCGATCAGCACCATCGTGGCCGCCGCCCAGGTCATCATCCCGTTCATCGAGGCCGCGGTCGGTCTCGTGATCCCCGCCTCCCAGGCACGCGCCAAGGCGGTCGGCATGTCGGTCGATCAGGCCCGTCAGATCCTGTCGAACGCGGCGACCCAGCGGAAGTAATGCCTGCTTAGCTCCTTGCGCTGCTGGGCGTGGTAGGGGATTTTCTATGGAAGCTCATCCGCCGGCCCAAGCCGGCGGATGACCCTCTCGGCAGAGTGAGAGCCGCCACCGAGGCGGCGAAAAAGGTCGACCCCTCGCAGGAGGCGATCCGTGCCGATGAGGATAATCTTGATGGGCCTAACGCTCGTCCTCGCTAGTTGCGCCGCCCAGGCGCCGCGGCCCAGCGCATCGAAGCTCGATGCTGGATGTGAGGCTATGCGGCCGTTCATGCCCATCAAGTTCCACGGCAACGACGACACCGCTTCCACGATCGGTCAGGTCCGCAATGCCAATGCTGCGTTCAGGAGCGCGTGTCCCTAATGGTCGTCGGCCTCGACTACAATTCCTACCAGACGGTCATGGCGACGCTTGCCGTCACCCAGACCTCTGATCCGAACTTCCAGTCGATCCTCTCGAGCATGATCGACAATGCCGAGCTTCGGATCTGCCAGGACCTCGACATGCTGGCCAACCAGCAGCCCAACACGTCGTTCTCGACCATGCCGCTCAGACAGGCCGTGAATGTACCTGTAGGTACTTTCGTCACGATTGAGAACGTGAACGTGCTGACGCCCTCAGGCACGACCAACCCCGACTTCGGCAAGCGCAATCCCTGCACGCCTGTGTCGAAGGAGGTGCTGCAGTTCCTGCATCCTGACAACACCGACAATGGCGTGCCGAACAAGGTCGCGGTATTGGGCCAGTTCCAGCTCCTGTTCGGGCCGTTCCCCAATCTCGCCTACGGCCTCGAGATCATCGGCACGACGCGCCCGGCCAGCCTCAGCGCCACCAACAACACGACCTTCATCTCGCTCTACCTGCCGCACATCTTCATCGCGGCCTCGATGGTCTTCATCTCGGGCTACCAGCGCAACTTCGGCCGCATGTCGGACGATCCGCAGATGGCCACCTCGTGGGAGAGCTACTACCAGACGATGAAGGCCTCGACGATGATCGAGGAGGCACGCAAGAAATTCGAAGGCCCGGCCTGGACGTCGAAGAGCCCGGCGATCGCGGCGACGCCCAATCGCGGGCCGATGCCGAAGGCGGCCTGATGCCCCACTTCAGCGTCCAGCTCCTACCGACCACGGACATCCAGAAGACGCCGACGCTCAATCAGGCGGCGATCAGCGCAAGCCAGCTGATCCGCTTCCTGGTCGACACGACGGGTCAGCCCTTGATTCAGAAGTTGGGCGGCTGGACGCGCTGGTTCCCCAACGCCCTGCCATCGATCTGCCGGGCGCTGCATGGCTGGCAGGATGTGAACGCCAACAAATGGCTGGCCGCGGGCTGCGTCGACACCGGAAGTTTGGGCGGGCCTTTGCTGGTGATGACACCCAGCTCATCGCTCACCATCACCCCTCGAGTCGTTGCCGACAATCCTGCCGTCTCGGTCACCACCAGCACGGCCAGCAACATCGTCGACATCGATGACACCGGATCGAACATCACCAGCTTTGATTCGGTGTTCATCCAGACGCATATCAGCGTCGGCGGCGTCATCCTGTTCGGCTTTTATCCCTGCATCCTGGTCGGCCCAAACTCTTTCGAGATCGCGCTGGTCGATCAGTTCGGCAATCCGATCTTCCCGACCTCGAACGTGACGGCTGGCGGCGTGGTCGAGAAATTCACCACGACCTCGGGCTCCAACGTCGTCACCGTCACCTTGCCCAACCACGGCTTGTCGCCGGGCGATGATTTCCCGGTGATGATCCAGACCACCCTGGGCGGCGTCACCTTGCAGGGCGACTACACCGTCCAGCAGATCGTCGACGCCAGCAACTTCACGATCCTGGCCCAGCAGACCGCCAGCTCGAGCGCCGGGCCGACCGCGATCAATGGCGGCAATGCGCGCTACGATTTCTATCTCGCCTTCGGCGCGCTGCCGCAGGGCTCGGGATACGGCGCGGGCGGTTATGGCATCGGCGGCTATGGCACGGGCACGACGCCGACGGCGAACCAGGGCTCGCCGATGGTCAACTATGACTGGACGCTCGACAACTGGGGCTCGCTCCTGATCGCAAGCCCGCGCAAGACGCTGTTCGGTTCACCCGACGGCACGACCCGCATCGGTGGGCCGATCTACTACTGGGATCCGACAGGCACGACCCCGACCGCTGTGGTGATCCCGCAGGCGCCGGTCGCCAACGAGGGCATCTTTGTCGCGATGCCCCAGCGCCAGATCGTGGCCTATGGCTCGACCGCGACCGGCATCCAGGATCCGCTCCTGATCCGCTACTGCGACGCCAATGACTTCTTCACCTGGACGGCGACGCCGCAGAACCTCGCCGGCTCTTTCCGCATCCCGCGCGGCTCGAAGATCGTCACCGGGCTACAGATGGCCCAGCAGCTGATCTTCATCACCGATCTTGCCGTCTGGTCAGGTCAGTTCGTCGGCGGCTCCGACGTCTACTCGTGGAACGAGATCGCCGAGAATTGCGGCTGCATCGCCCAGAAGGCGGTCGGCACCTTGCACGATGTCGTCTACTGGATGAGCCAGTCGCAGTTCTTCATGCTGTCGGGCAACGGCGTACAGCCGATCCCGTGCTCGGTCTGGGACTTCGTGTTCCAGAACCTCAACCCGTCCTTCACCGACAACATCCGCTGCTGCACCAACAGCTACTTCAACGAAGTGATGTGGATGTTCCCGTCGGTCAACGCGACCGATGGCGAGTGCGACAGCTACGTGAAGTACAATGTCGTGACCGGCGGTTGGGACATGGCCGCGAACGCCGGCACCAATGTCGGCCGCTCGGCCTGGATCAATCAGTCGGTGCTGGGCCCGCCAATCGGCACCGACCCAACCAACAACTTCATCTACCAGCACGAGACCAGCAACGATGCCGATGGACAGGCCCTGATCTCGGGTTTCCAGACTGGCTACTTCGCGATGAGCGAAGCTGACGTGCTGATGTTCGTCGATCAATACTGGCCCGACATGCGCTGGGGTCAGTTGCCCGCCGCCGCTAATGCCCAGCTGCAGCTCTTCTTCCAGGTGGCCGAGTATCCCAATGACCAACAGACAACCTTCGGGCCGTTCGTGATCGATTCGGGCGTGAAGTACATCACGCCGCGCTTTCGTGGCCGTCTGGTCGCGCTCGAGTATTTCAGCCAGGACGTCGGCAGCTTCTGGCGCATGGGACTCGGACGCTACCGCGCTCAACAAGATGGCAAGTTTTTATAGGGAGGCTTTCATGATGTCCTTTCTCGTCCTGCTCCTGGTCGCATTCCTGATCGTAGGGATTGCCTGCTCGATCGTCTGGTACATGCCGCTGCCGGCGTGGCCGCCGATGTTTCCGATCAAGAATATCATCATCTGCGTGATCCTCCTGATCTTCCTGCTTTGGCTTCTCTCCAGCCTGACAGGATCCGGGATCGCGTTCCCGAGACTGCCGAGATAATTCATGCCACCGCCCGTCAACCCGCAACAGAACGCGCCCGCCGGCACGCTGCTCAACATCCTGTCGGCGCTGCAGTCGATCGCGCAGTCGCTGATCGCGGGCGTCACCGAGCTGACCAAGCGTACGCCCAACCAGACCACCGGCCAGCTCACAGCCGACCATCTGGTGTTCACCGGCTTCGTGCGCGTGAGCGGCATCTCGGTGATCACCGCGGGCTCGCCGGTCGGCAGCCTGAATGATGCGGCCACGATCGCCACCGCCGCGGCGGGTAACGACATCTTCACCCTGCCGTCGACCGCGGGTTATTACGCCGTCGATTTGCTCTTCGCCAATGGCTGTGTTTACAAAGCGGGCACCAGCGAGAAGGTCGCAATCTTCTTCGGGAGGAACTGATGCACGGGCTGCCAGAAAAATCCTTCATCTTGCAAAAGGGTGATTACCCCCATCGACTCGAGGAACTGGTCAAGACGCTCGAATATCGTCCGGGCTGGACCTTCCGTCTCGATATAATCAGTCGAGGTCAGGGTAGTGAAGGCTTGACGCTGATCATCACGACACGCGGCTACGACAGCTACCATCCTGAAGAGGGTGAGAATTATCGCGTAAAGCACTACATGATCGTGCCGCCCGCTTCCTACAATCGCGCCAGCTGGCAGCGCTGGCTACTCGATCAATGCCTGCTGGTCGAGCGTCACGAGGCTTGTGAGTTCTTCAAGATCGATGGCAAGCGGCCCTATGCGCCGCATCATGGCCCAGGCAACGACCCCTACATCATCTTCACCCATGGCAGTGACGTCGACAAACGCACCATGTACACGGGTGAAGTCCTGAAGCCGAAGGAGGCGACATGACCCTCAGCGTCAATCTCGACGATCTCAGCCAGACGGCCAAGGATGCGGTGCGTCTCTCCTTCAATCCCAGTCAGCGCGCCGACGTACAGCTCCTGAAATCGCTCGCCGCTGCCATGATCACCGTGCTCGAGGGCGTCCGGGAAGAGAAGACCAAGACGGCAGATGGTCCATCGATCTATGAAGTCTCGACTGCTATCACCCACATCCAGACCGCATCGATGTGGTCCGTGCTGGCGGCGACGAAAGGATCCTGATGCCGCTCGCCCATGGAAAATCGCAGGCGACGATCAGCTCCAACATCAAGGAGATGATCGCTTCAGGTCATCCGCGCGATCAGGCGATCGCCGCGGCGATGAACACAGCGCGGCACAGTCGTGCGCAGGGCGGCAAGGTCAAAGCGACCAAGGAGAGCGTTCACTACTCCGACGGTATGCCGTCCAGCCATTGCGGGATCTGCGTGCATTATCACGATCACGTCTGCACCGAGGTCCAGGGCAAGATTGAGCCCGACAAATGGTGCGAGAAATTCAAGAAGCGCGCGGCGCGTGCGGAGGGTGGCCATGCTCTGTTGCCTAAGCGAGTTCGCGGCATTCGCCTGCACACCGGGCCGATCCATTCTGCGGTGGCTGGGCGCACTGATCATCTGCCAATCCATGTGCCTCATGGCTCTTACGTGTTACCTGCTGACATCGTGAGCGGCATGGGTGAAGGCAACACGCTGGCCGGCTTCAAGATCGCGGCGCAGCTGCCGAAGTCGATGTTCGCCATCCATAACCGCACCAAGGGAACGCCCTATGGAGAAGCCGGTCTGCCCTATCGATCGGAAGGCCTGCCGTACACCGGGGGGCAGGATCTGCCGTACGGTGTGCCTAGTCCTCATCGATCGGGGGGCCAAGCGGACAGCAATTCCTCTGATGCAAGCGCAGACAGCGAAGGAGTTCCAATCGTTGCTGCAGGCGGCGAGCACGTCTACTCACCGGCCGAAGTCAAAATGATCGGCAATGGCGATCTCGATCACGGCCATCGTGTGCTCGACGCTTTCGTGAAAAATTTCCGCGAGCAGCTCGTCAACAAGCTCGACAACCTTCCAGGACCGAAGAGGGACTGATGTCAGACGGTATCGCGCTGCAATCCATGCCGCATCCTTACAGCGAGGATCTCATTCGTCGCGTCATGCTGGCGATCAATGGTCCTTACAATCTTCGGGCACAGGCTACAGCTGCGATCGATGCCTACTTGCAGCACCAAACAGCATTCGATGAAGCCGAGATTTCCGACGCTGCAGTCGAAATCATAACGATCGAGGTCAAGATGGATGAACCCATTCTACAATTCTTCGACTACGCGCATTTGCCTGTGCATCTTCAGCAGGTGTCGCAACGTTTCGGTGAACTGGCGACCGCGCTCGTGAAGGACTTGCCGCGCAATCCCGAGCGCACGACGGCGCTGCGCAAGCTCCTCGAGGCCAAGGACTGCGCCGTACGCGCGGTGCTGTTCAAAGGCTGAGACGATGGACGGGGGCACCCATCATCCGCTGTTCGACGGCAAGAAGGGTATGGTGCTCGATGAAGGCCCGGCCCGTCGGCCGCGGCTCGGCACGCCCGACGACGTCGATCGCATGATGACGCTCACCATGACGGCGAGCGACGAGAACAGCTTCATCCAGCCCAGCCCGCGCAAGATCCTGCAAGACGTCTATCCGGCCCTGCACAAGGACCGGGGCATGGTCTGGATCATCGGACCAGACGAGGGCCCGCTCGAGGCCGCGGCGCTGTTGCGCATCACCGAGCTTTGGTATTCTGAAGATCTCGTGCTCGAGGAGCGGGGGATTTACGTCCACCCGCACTACAGGCACAAGAAGGGACGGCGGGCACACATGCTGATCGACGCTTGCAAGGCGTCCGCTCAGCAGCTTGGGCTACCGCTGTTGATCGGCGTCCTGAGCAATCAGCGCACCGAGGGAAAGATCAGGCTGTACGAGCGGCAACTCGGCATGCCTCAGGCGGGCGCGTTCTTCCTGTTCAATGCGAAGACCGGCGTCAATATCAATGCCCACACCGGAGGAGCGGTAAGGGAGGAAACCGCGGAGACGTAGCGTGGGCGGGGGCAAGGGCGGCACAAGCACGACCCAGAATTTCTCGAGCGGTTCATCGTCGACGACGATCCCGCCTGAGGTCCTGGCGCGGTACAACGCGGTCAACGAGCAGGCCCAGGCGGCAGCGGCCCAGCCGTTCCAGCAATATGGTGGCGAGTTCGTCGCCCCGGTCAATCAGACCCAGCAGGGCGGCATCAACACCATCACAGGTGCGGCCTCGAGCTGGCAGCCCAATTTCAATGCCGCCAGCAGCGCGCTCTATCAAGGTTTTGGTGCGGCCTACCCGGCGCTGCAGCAGGGACAGGCCTACGGCACAGGGCTCGGCAACCAGTCGATCGCGCTTACAGGTCAGACCGGCGCCCAGGCGCAGCCCTATAACGCTGCGGCCGGCAACCTCTATGCCCAGGGCCTGGGCGCGGCGTCGCCCTACAATGCTGCCGCTGGCCAGTCGTTCAACCAGGGTTTCGGTGCCGCTCAGCCTCTCAACCAAGCTGCCACAGGCCTTGCGCTCGCTGGCACGGGCGCTGTCAATCCAGGCGCGCTCGGCCAGTCCCAGATCCAGCAATACGAGCAGCCGAACTTCGCCGACGTCGTGAACCCCGTCGTCGCGCAGATGCAGAACCAGTTCGGTCAGCAGCAGCGCGATCTCACCGGCAATCAGATCCTGAGCGGCTCGTTCGGCTCCGATCGCGGCGGGATCGGCAAGTCGACGCTGTCGAACCAGCAGGATCTGGCGATGGGCCAGACGCTGTCGGGCCTGTACCAGCAGAACTATGCTCAAGCGCTCGCAGCAGCCCAGCAGCAACAATCGCTTGGTCTTGGAGCAGCTCAGGCAAACCGCGCAGCTCTTCAGCAAGGGGCCAGCCAGCTGCAGGGTCTCGGCCAGCAGCAATTTTCGCAAGGGCTCGGGCTCGGCCAAGCGCAACAAGGGCTTGGTCAACAAGTGTACGGCCAAGCAACCGGCACGGGTCAGGCTGTGCAGGGGCTCGGCCAGCAGGTCTATGGTCAGGGCCTGGGTCTGGCACAGCAATACCTCAATGCCGGGAACACGCTCTTTGGCCAGGGTAACACGGCGGCCGGCACCTACGGCAATCTTGGCGCTACGCAGTCCCAGGCCGAGATGGGGCTCGGCACCCAGAACCTGCAGAATTATCTCGCGCAGGGTCAGGCGCAGCTCGGCGCCGGCACCGTCGCGCAACAGACGCAACAGGCGCAGGACACCGCCCTCTACAATCAGTTCCTGCAGCAGCAGGGCTACCCGTTCCAGGTCGCCCAGTTCCTGGCGGGCATCGCCGAAGGCACGGGCGCGCTCTCGGGCTCGACCACCACCTCGACCGGCCAGACCAGCGGCACGAACTACTCGCCGCAGGCCTTCTTCTCTGACGAGCGGTTGAAAGAAGACATCCACGTCATCGGCAAGACCAATGATGGTCAGGCAATCGTGCGTTATCGCATGAAGGGCCAGCCCCACACCCAGCTCGGCCTGATCGCCCAGGAGGTGCTGAAGAAACACCCCGAGGCGGTCGGCCGCGACCAGGGCTACCTGACAGTCGACTATGACGCGGCCACCCGTGGCGCCATCAAGCGCGCCGACGGCGGCCTCGTGCCCAAGCACTACGACGCAGGCGGTGATGTCGGCTCGATCGGGGGCTCGCCCGACATGGCGGCCATCCTGGCTGCCCAGAAGGCAATGTATCCCGGTGCGGTGAACTCCCGCGGCATCGGCACCGGTCCTCGAGGCATGCAGCTCGCCCCGTCGGGCGGCCAGCAGATGATCAAGGGCCCGCCGGTCCAGCTGCCCAAGCCCGGCGAGCCGCCCAAGCAAGAGCCGTCGACCATGCAGAGCGCGCTCAAGACGGCGAGCGACGCGGCAAGCGATATCAAGAATTTCAAGGAAGCCGGCAAGGATATCGGCGACGCAGGCCGCTGGGTGGGCAAGCAGTTCGGTTCAGGGGTGCCGACCCCGGCCTCGAGCCCAACCCCTCCCGGCTCGATCACCTCAGCACCGAACCCGCCGCCCACCGGGTCTATCCCGCCGCTCCAACCCAGCGATCAGGCCGCCCACGAAGCCGCGATCAAGACCGCGCTCGATAAGGCCGCGCCTCCGGCCGACACGGGTGGTGCCCCCAACGGCAGCGGCAATGTCGCGCCGACCCCGCCGCCTGACGCCACACCTCCGGCACAGGTCTCGGGCCTGGACGCCTCGTCCAACATCGCCACCGACATGGCGCCGCCGGTCGATATGGCCGATGCAGGCGGTGGCCTGGGCGATCTTGGCGATCTCGGCGACCTTTTCGCCAAGCGCGGCGGGCGCATCAAGCGTGCCGGCGGCGGCGATATCTCGCCCTACGGCGCCGACAGCTACGTGCCGGATCCCGACCAGCCGAACACCTCGACCCTGGTCGGTGAGCAAAAGAGCATGGCGCACGACCCCGCCGATGCTTTGCCCAAGCCTGCCCAGAGCGGCAGTAGCGGCGGGGGTGGTAGCACCTTCGGCGACGCGCTCAAGACCGCGGCCTCCGTGGCAAGCCTCGTAGCCCTGTTTCAGCGCGGCGGGCGTGTGGGCCGCAAGCTCGGCGGGCTCGCCGGCATGGTGAGCGGTTCGAGCAAGCCGCCCCTATTCGATCTCGTGAGCGGCGACACCAAAGATCTACCCGATGATGCCCTGGCCTCAGCCGGCCTGGACGGCTTTGCAGGGGGTCTGATCCCGTTCGGCCGCGGCGGCCGGGCTGGTTTCGACGACGGCGGCACACCGGACGTCGATATGGGCTATGGCGACGAGCCGAAGCCCCAGGCGCGTGAGCCTGCAGTTCCTATCAACGCGCCGAAATCCCGTGGCCTGGATGCTCTCGATCGCCGGTCTCGCGATATCGTGGCCAATGAACAAGAGGCCACACGCCAGCAGCTGCGTGAGCCTGACGCCCCGCCTCCTGTCACCAGCGAGGGCCTGAAACCTGCTCGAGCCCCGACTGGACCCCAGATCGCCGACACCAGCCCGGATGCGGGCCTGGGGGCTGCTCAATTCACGCCGTCCACCCCGCCTGCAGCCCCTGCTGAAAATCCGGCCGTGACCGCGGCGAAAAAGACCGCTGCAGCGCCTGCGACGGCCACCCCTGCGCCTACGCCTGCTCCGGCGCAAACCGCTCCTACGAGCCCCGCAGGCCCGGCAAACGCCACCCAGCCGGGCGGGGATCTCGACAACGACACGCTCGAGAAGATGCGGAGCACCATCACGAGGATGGAAAACGCGTCCGGTCGCTACGACACGGTGAGCAAGCCCAACTGGAACAACACCTGGGACATCGGCCGCTACCAGATCAACAGCGCCAATGCCGGCCCCTGGTCCGAGCAGGTTTTGGGGCGGCGCATGACGCCGGAGGAGCTGCGCAACGACCCCAAGGCCCAGGACGCTATCTTCGAATACAAGATGAAGCAGTACACGAAGATGTTCGGGTCGCCCGAAAAGGCCTTCCTGGCATGGCACGGCGGCGAGAACATCTTCAATCAGTCTGCCGATAAGGCCATGACGCCCGAGCTGCTGGGCTATGGCCAACGCGCCGCGGCTCTCTTCAGGGGCGAAAAAGATCCGGGTCCTGGTGGCACGCAGGTGGCCGCCAATGTGCCTGCCGATCGTGCCTCGGCTCCTCAGCTCGCGGGCACTAGCGCTGTTCCAGGCGGCTTCGGGGACGCGAAATACGACCCCTACACCGGCCGTGCCGCGCGTGACCCCAATGCCGGCTTCTTCGACCATGGCGGCTGGCTCGACCGAAATCAGAAGGAGGTCATGTCGGGCCTCTCGTTCCTGGGCAACATGTTGGGGTCTCCCTCACGCACGCTGGCGGGGTCGTTCGGCCAAGGTCTTGCCGCGGGCGCTGGGACCTATCTCAGCCAAGCCAATAAAGAGCAGGGGCTCGGACAGGAGCAACAGGGCCTAGGCCAGGGCCAGCAGCGCATCGGCCAGGAACAGCAGCGCATCAACATCGCCAATCGTGGCCAGCTGATGAACCTGTGGTCGCAGCTCAGCCAGCGAGCGGCCGGTTTTGTGATGGCGCGCCAACCGGTGCCGCCGGATCTTCAGAAGTCGATCGACAGCATTCGCGAGCAGCTCGCTCGCATGCCCGTCGATACGAGCAACCCGCCGACAGGCGGGCCAAGCGGGGGCGGGAGCGGTGCCGGTGCTCCAGCAGCGGCACCGCCTCCTACGGCACCCAGCGCAGGACCAGGAGCCGCCCCGCCACCGCCTGCTCAAAGCAACGGCTCGACAATCGCGCCGTCGCCCACCAATCCGACGCCGGCCGACACCAATGTCGTGCCAGGACCGACCAGCGGCGGCACGCCTGCCGTTGACAAAGACGGCCTGCCGATCGTGAACGTCAACGATCCGAAGTTCCTCGAGAAGCTCGACCCGCAGATGCGGCCAGATCTCCTGGCGCAGGATGCCGCGCGCATGGCGCAGTACGACCCGGCCAAGTCGGCTGAATTGATGACGCGCGCGCGTAATCTCACTTTGCAATACGCGCAGCAGGGTTGGGCACCTGGACCGAACAACGAGAAGGTCCCGGTGCCGGGTTTCGCCGAACGTCAATCGGCTGAGCGTCGTCAGACGGCGAACGACCAGACCAATGAAAATGAGTCGAAAGCTGTGACGGCGCGCCAGCAGATGCTGACGAACCTCAGCCACATCACCGATTCGCTCACCAACTACAAGACCGGCGACTTTAATGCGATCAAGGCCGAGATCGCAGGCAAGCTGCGCGGCATCGGCTTCAAGGTGCCCGACACCGCATCGATGAGCCCGACTGAGTTCCAGACGATGTTGAAGAGCGCCTACATGGCGATCATCAACAAAGGTCAGGAAGCGGGCGAGCACAACACCGATGCGCTGCGACAGCAGATCGAGCACTCGCTGCCCAACCCAGAGTACCAGCCCGAGGCCAACAAGCGCTTGCTGTCGCAAATGATCGGGCAGCTGCAGTGGGAGAACAAGCACGGCCAGGAGCTGTCGCAAGCGCTGGGCACGAACCGGCAGCTCGACACCAATGCCTGGAACCAGGAGTGGACCAAGAACAAGGAGAACGATCTTCGTCACTTCCAGGATCAGGCTTACGCAAATCTTGGCGTGCGCGGTGCCACGCCGCCCAAGTTCGAAGATCTCAAGCCCAACCATGTCTATGTCATCGAGCCTGATCAGCTCGAGACCTATCACATCAAGCCGGGCAAGTTTGCGCCTGCTGATCAGCCAGTGAAGGTGCGCTGGATGGGTAACGGCTGGGCGAGGGCGCAGTAATGGCAGACCCCGCCAAGACGCCACAGGAGACGGACGACTTCCAGCCCGTCGACATGTCGACGATCGCCAAGTCTTCGACGGCCACCGCGCCGTCGAACGCGCCGCTGCCTGGAGAGACCGATGACTTCCAACCGGTCACCAAGGACATGCTGGCGCCGCGCGAGCACAAGTTCCTCGAGCGGGACCAGAACGAGTCGACGCTGGCAGGCGTGGGTAAGAACGCGGCAACCGGTGTCGTGAAGGGCGCGAGTTGGATCGCGGGCATGCCGGGCGACGTGCAGAGCCTGATCAAGAAAGGCGTCGCTGGCCTTCGTCATACCTTCAACAACGAAGACTACGACAAGGCGCTGGCCGATATCGATCAACGCACGCAGGGCACCAATCTGCCGACCAGCGAAGAAGTCGAGAAGTATCTCACCGACAAAACCGGCGCCTACAACCCTGAAACTTTCTGGGGTCGCGTCGGGCAACAGGCGGTCGCCGGGGCAACTTCAGCGCTCGTGCCGGGCGGCCTCGCCAAAGCAGGCACACGCGCAGCGCTGGGCGCGGTGAGCGGCGCCGCTGCAGACATCGCAGGTGAAGCTGCTGGACCAGAGGCTGGTTTCATTGCCGGCGTCGGTGCGCCTTTCCTGGCGCACAATGCATTGCGATACGGGGCTGAGCAGCTCGGCCGCACCAGCGCTCAGCGTGCAGCACGATCGACCAGGGCAGGCGTCGCGCCCGCGCCTGGAGATCCGACATCGATCGGTCAAGGTCTCACCGATCATGCTGATCAGATCATGCAACAGCACGAAGCGCAGCTGCAGGCCTTGCAGCAGGGCGCCGAAAGCGCAGCGGCGAAGGCGCCGCAGGGCGGCAATCTCGACCAGCTTCACGAACGCGTGCAGGACCTCGCTTATCAGTCCGGCAAGGATACGCGTGTCAAACTCGATGCGCTGGCTAAGACGATCGATCCGGAGGGCAAGCTCAACGTGCTCACGACACAAGTGCGTGACCACGCCCAGCAGCTGCTGCCTGAGGTCGAGGGACGTGTGAAGGCCAACGCCGCTGCACCCTACGTCAAGGCAGCTTCGGAGTTCGGCGATGTCGTGCCGTTCCATAAACTCTGGGACTTCGATCGCGAGCTGTCGGGCGCCATCAGTCAGGCGGCGACAAGCGGTGACCAAAATGGGTTGCGCGAGCTGAGAGACTTGAAAGCGAAGGTGAAAGAGACCATCAGTAAGGCGGCAGACAATCAGCATGCCTGGGAGCAGGCAGCTGTCGCGCGGGGCGACCTAACTCAGGAGGAAACCCTTGCCGCCCGCCAGCAACGACAATCAGCCGCCGCCCAAACCGGTACAGGATCCTACGTTGGATTGGTGCGACCAAACCGAACGGGACGTCCTGGCCAGCAACGGCCATTTGCCGCGGTTCCTCCTGGAGGGGGCGCGCCGACTGCGGGAGAAACTCCTCTCGCACCAAATGTCCAACCCGACACCGCCGACAAGCTCACCGACTTCAACAAGCAATACGGCGACTACGCGGGCACGTACCGCTCGGGTGTGGTTGGTCAAGGACTGAAGCGCGACGCTTACGGCAATTTCGCCAATCCTCAAGCCGGTAAAACGATCTTCGCACCGGGTGATGCCGGGGCGCAGAACGTCCAGGCATGGCTACAGGCCAACAACTCGCCCGAGGCGATCGAGAACCTACGCTCGATCGCCTCGCAGCGCTTGCGCGAGAGCCTCGACGCTGATGGTCTGATCAATCAGCAGAAGCTCGACGCCTGGAAGCGGAAGTACGGTAAGGCGCTTGGCGCCATCGATCAGGTCTCGCCCGGTTTCTCTCAATCGTTCGACAGCGCGGCCCAGGCAACGGAAGCGCTTGCCCAAGCCTCGAGCGCCGCGGCGGCCCAGCGCAAGGCGCTGACGCAAGGCGCAGCGGGTCGCCTGATGGGGATGGATAATGCCGATGACGTGACCGGCGCGATCGGTCAGTTGATCAATGCGCGAGACAGCGGCAAGCAGATCCAAGCGCTGAAGGCGAAGATCGGCAGTAACCCCGATGCGTGGCAAGGCGTGCAACAAGCCGCTGCCGATCACGTCACCAACGAAATCCTGCCCAAGGGCCAGCTCGACAATTTCATCAAGAACAGCCCGACGGCGATCAACGAGATCTTCGGCAAGGACGCCGACAAGGTGCTCGCGCAACTGAGTGAAAATCAGAAGCGCATGTACCAGCTTGGGCATGCGCAGTCGCCGACCCATGGTCTCGGGATCTTCGCTCTGTGGGAAGCACTGTCGCATGATCCGATCCATGGTATCGGGATCTTTGCCGCGAATGCTGTCGCCAACAAAGCGCTCAGGTCTTTCAACAAGTGGCGCGTCGAAGGTCTCAACAATACACAGGAAATCTACCAGCGTGCGTTGACCGATCCGGCGTTTCGTCAGGATCTCCTGGCCAAGGCATTTAAGCTGAAGAGCGGCGAGACGATCTCCAAGCTCGAGCTGCTGCAGCGCGCGGGCATCGCGGCTCACGCGTCGCAAGATGCGACACGCACGGGTTTTGCTCGAGGTGGCAGCGTCGGTGCCGAGGATCTCGGCATGCGCATGGTGCGCGAAGTGGCACGGATCCGCAAAGATCATGCCGCCCATACCGAGCCGCTGCTCGACAAACATGACAACCAGATCGCGACGGCGCTCGCCGTCGCCCGGCAGGCCGCGGGGGCGTAATGTCGACTTTCACCACCAACAAATCGATCGAGCAGCCGGCGCACAACGCCTTCGTGAATACGTGGGATACGCCGGTCAATGCCGACTGGGCGATCATCGACACGGCTCTGGGCGGCGTCACCAACCTCAACGCGACCGGGCTCTCCGGCGCGGTCAATCTCACGCTCACCCAGTACCAACCGCTCTCGATCCGCGTGACCGGGTCGCCCTCGGGCAACCTCACCTATGTCGTGCCGGCAGGCATCGGCGGACAGTGGGTGTTCTACAACAACGCTCCTGGCACGTTCCAGGTCGGCATCGCCTCGGCCTCGGGCGGCAGCACGATCGTGATCCCGTCAGGCGCCAACGCGATCGTGAGCTGCGATGGCTCGGCCAATGGCATGTTCCTGGCCGTCAACGTGCCGCCGAGCGCGGGCGGCGCCAACACCCAGGTCCAGTTCAATTCGGGCGGCCTGCTGGCGGGCTCGGCCAATCTCACCTTCGACGGCACGACGCTCTCGGGCACAGGCCTCTCGATCGCCGGCAACGTGGCGCTGGGCGTCAATGCTGGTTCGACGCTCACGCTCAATGGCAGCACGGTCTCGATCCCCAACAATCTCACGCTGGGGCCGAGCAACCTTCTTTTCCTGTCGGGCTCGAGCGGCCAGATCTCGATGGGCACCGGCACGCCCTTCGCCGGCTCGCTGCTGACGCTCGCAGGATCGATCAAGTTCACCACGGGCGGCATCAATTTCTCGGACGGCACGCAGCTCCTCTCGGCCGCGTCGCTGGCGCCGGCCGGCGCAAATGGCAACATCCAGTTCAACAATGGCTCGGGCGGTTTCGCGGCCGACAGCGTCCTCACCTACAATCTCGGCAGCCATACGCTCAGCCTCACCAACCTGTCCGTCACAGGGACGGCGACGCTCGGCACGCTTGCTGTCACCACACTCAATCCAGGCTCGCCCTGGACAGGGACCGTGGGCTGGTTCGCGGGACCTCCGGGAAGCATCCCGGCCAACTCGATCGCCTGTGGCGGACAGGCCGTCAGCCGCGTCACCTTCGCCGCGCTGTTCGCCAAGATCGGCACGACCTGGGGACCGGGCGATGGTGTGTCGACCTTCAACGTGCCTGACCTCAGGGGTCGTGTGCTCGCGGGCTGCGACAACATCAACGGCACGGCAGCTGGCCGTCTCACCAGCGCGACCGTATCACCCGACGGCAACACGGTAAGTGCCACAGGCGGTCAGCAGACCGAAGCCGCAAACGTGAGCGTCTCAGGCACCGTTACGGTGTTTGGCACCACGTCGACTGCCTTCAACGGCACCACCGTCTTCGCCAACGGCGGCGGCGGCGCCGCGACCGATTACTTCCATCAGCACAACGTCACCAGCACGGGCGGCAACAGCATGTCGGGATCAACGACGGCAGTCACCAACGTGCAGCCCACCGCGCTCGGCACATGGTTCATCTGGACATGATGATGGGGAGAGGAGATGCTTTCACCACCACTGCGGTATCGCCATCAAAATGACACGGGGTGGCGATGGAACATCTGGATCCGGGCGAGATCCTAAAGAGTTTTGGTATAGCGAGCCCGGTCATTGTCATCTTGATCTGGCTGCTCGTTCGGGCAGAATTGCGGGCCGACCGGTATCAGCGAGACCTGAAGCTGTTGCAGGAGCGGTTCCTCAACCTCTTTCCGATCATCGTCGATACCGCCAAGGACGCCACCAAGGCGATCGACTTCATGAATCGGAGGTTGAAGTGAGCCGACGCATCAAGCTCCCCTACGAGACGTTCGATCAGTATGCCAAGCGCATGTTCGATCTTCTGGCGCGGCTGCAGGAGAAGCGTCGTCGTGATCTACACTCGATCGAGATGAAGGACGGCCGGCACAGCAACGTCATTGCCTTCGGCCGCTATCATCTACTGTCGAACTAGAGCCGTTCGCGCCTCAGCGTCGGGCTCCCAGAATTCGCCGGCATGCAGCGCCACGACGCGCTCGACAATCCACTGCGGGACGTCCCAATTCAGCAGGAGAAGAAAAAGCGACCAGCGCAGATTGGGCGTCATCTCGGGCGTGGGCCCGTGAAAGAGAAGACGCCCGCTCAGCTGCCGACGGGCACCGGACAGCCAAGCGAGCGCTCCTGCTGAGGCACATATGCTACCCGCGGGGACGGATGTAACAGCGTGCCTCCGGTGCAGATCGATCCCGATCCTGAGAGCATCAATGACGCGACCCCCAGGCGTGTTGCATTCCCAGACCTGGACATCTCGAGCGGCCACCACGGCGGCGTCGTCTATCAAGGTCTGGGCCGCTACTGAGCTATATCCCAAGGACAGCAGCAGGCCGGCTAAAGCAATGCAACGCATGCCTTAGAGGTGGCATAAGGGCCCACCTATGTCAACGGTGGCAGGCCGTGCTTTTTTCGCACCCAATTCCCGACATCGCGGCGCAAAGTTCGGTCGACTGATTCAGGTGCATCGTCGCCATCGTACCAGACGGAGAAGCATTCGTAGCAGCCAAAAGCCGTGACATGTTCGGTTGCTGGAAACGTGCGCTCGCAGACCCAGCATGTCTTCGGCAGCAATACCTCACCTACCTCTTTGCCGTACATATAGCAGGCGTCCATCATCGATCACCGTTTGAAAGTCGGTCCCCGCGGCACGTCTTCATCGCCGAGATGCACGTACCGCTTGCGGCCCTGGTCATCCTCGATCAGCTTGATCGGCATCAGGGCCCGCAGACTGTCGAGCGCTTTCTCGGTTTCCTCGAGGAGAAACCGGACCCTGTTCATCAGCTCGAGCGTGCGATGCTCGAGATGCATGTACTTCGCCGCGTCGACGTTGGGGATGGCGCGACTATGGCCGCGCCCGTCAGCCGATTTGTTCCACGGCTCGAACGCCATAAGCTCGGAGATCGCGGGCCAGGATCCGGTGAAGGTGATGGCACGATCGTCGAGCGTGATCTTGGCCGGCGGCTTCTCAAGCGGCCATCGGATATGCTGCAGCCATTCACTGCCGAACCCATCGGCCAGCGAGTTCTTCAACAGCCACTGATGCATGGCGCCGATGCCGCCGTCTTGGTGTGATCGCGAGCTGAAGATGTGGATCTCGAAATGGCTGAGTGCCTCGCGCAGGAAGCGCAGCGCGCCAGGAACCGGGGGATCCGGGATGATCGTGGCATCCTGCCATTTCGACGTGTAGCTATGGATTACACCGTCGAAGTCTACGACCAGAATAGGCTTGCCCAAGTTTCTTCTCCTCTATTTCCCGTATGCAAATCCTGACGACGCTTCACTGGCGAGCGGCAGGCCGTCGAAGCAGGGCAGCGCATTATTCATGATGTCGCCCATCACCAGCTTGCACTGCTCCTCTTCATCCTCATCGACTTCGCAGCCGATCTCGTCGTGGGTGTGGACGACGATCGGCCAATCGTTGTCGTCCAGCTCGCGCAGGCCATAGCGCAGGATCGACGCCGCCTCGGCCTGGGTCACGTTCTCGGCCTGGATGCCGCCCCAGAGCTTCATGCGCGGCCAGTAATTGGTGCCTTTCTTGGGATGGAACGCACCCTTCATCGCCGTCACGGTATCGGCCGGGCCCCAGCGGCCCTTCAGCGTCACGATCTTGGGGAAGGGATAGGCGATCATGCGGCCCGAGGGCAGCATGCACCACAGCGTGTCCTTGGTGTAGAGATACTCGATGCGGCCAGCAGTGAAGACGGTGTCCTTCTCGCGCACCGCCTGGAAGGCGGCGACCTCGAGGTCGGCCCAGAAGCGCGGCGCCCAGGGATTGGTCTGGCGCCACGCCATTTTCCAGTCCTCTGCCGTCTGCTGGTCGATGTCGAGGCCATACACCTTCGCCATGCGCAAGCCCGCGCCCGCGCCGCCGCCGTAGCCAAACGACAGGATCTGCACCTTGCCGCCCTGGCGCATGCTATCCGTGACGTCATCGAATGAGACACCGAACGACATCGCGGCCTGATGCTTGTAGATGTCATCGCCGCTGGCGAAGATGTCGAGCACCTGCGAGGCTGAGTTCTGCAGACTGAGCCAGGGCAGCACGCGCGCTTCTATCGAGGACCAGTCTCGCCAGACGAGGATCTTCCCAGGCCCGGATATGATCGATGGCCGTAGGCATCGTGAAAGGATGGTGAGGATGTTGTAGGGCCGCTTGATGCGCTCCCTTCGCTTCTTGTCTGTGAAAGCGAGACCACCATCACGATCGTATGATGCCGTGCGAATGACAGCTTCGGGATCTTCACCCCGAAGAATGCTTTCAACCACATCTTCGATATTAGGTAGGCTGGCCCGAATGAAATTATGGAGCTGTGCACCTGATGAACTGAAGCGACCGGTTTGCCCTGCACCGTTAAGGTGGTAGGCGCCACGAACACGCTGGTCGTGGTCACTAGCTCGAGCTTCCATCGCGGCGAATTTCGACGTCGATGCCTTGCCACCGTCATGAACCAGCTCAACGAACTCGCGCACCTCGCCGACCAGGACGTCTTCGTATTCATTACTCAGCATCTCCTCGCGCTTGGCGGCGTCGAATGAAACCTTGCCTGTCTTCTCGTCAGGATCGAGGAAGAAGGCAATCTCCGGCGGTAGGATCTCCCGGAGCCAGTCCTTGATCCGAATATATTGCTTAGGAGTTGTGACAGCGCCGCGGGTGATGACGTTGAGCCTTTCACAGATGTCCGCCAGCTCCTCCCGAGCGTATCTCTGAGCAGCCCGCGCCAAGCCGATGTCAACCAGCAATCCCCGGTCATTGATCCGTTCATTAACCGCAAAGTCCACTCGCTCTTCTGGCGACAGAGGACGCACGAGTTGCGCGATCTGCGCCTCCGCTCGAGTGTCGTCGTCGCAATAGGAACAGAGCACCTCAAACTCGTCGAGATCATCGGCCCAGCTCCCGTCCTTCTGCGGCGCGCACCACTTCCGCATCATGGCGTCGTTGGCCTTCTGCACCGGCACCTGGAGCGCCCTGGCGCACAGCTCGAGCTTGCCCGGCAGCGCCATCGACCGAGCGCGGATCATGGTGTCGTGGAAGCGCTCAGGCTCGATCTTGATCTTGGCGACGTGCTCGAGGAGTAGGCGCTCGAAGGAGCCGGCGTTCCAACCCTGGATCTCGACGTCACGATCGTGAAGCGCATCGGCGAGATCGCGCGGCATCTTCTTGTGTTTGCCGCCGAGCCACGGCATCCAGCGGTGGATCCTCTCACCGCCATCGAATGAGTAGCTGCAGGTCAGGATCCTGGTCGAAGGATGCTGGGCGTAGATGTAGACGCCGCGCTTGACCAGATCGATGACGCTGCGTGTCTCAAGGTCCTTGTTAAGAGTATAGGTCGCCACGCTTCGCCCGCATGAATATGGCGAAAAACTCCCCAGGGCCGGTGGGGCCAGACCCTGGGGATAGGATCCCGGCGCGCCCCCTCGGGATCGCCGGGGTTCTCGTTATCCGCGTCTGCGCCGACGCACGACGCCGCGATCGACTTGCTGGGCGGGCTGCGCGGCGGCAGCGGCGGGACCGCGTCGACCTCGGGTCGCTTGCGTCTCGGCAGTTGCAGGACCGCGGCGACGCGTTGTCTGCGCAGTCTGGGTCTCGGCCTCCTGCTGCGGCTCGTCCTGGGCTTCCTCCTGCTGTTCTGCACCCTGGTCGTCTTCCTCGTCGCCTTCTTCAGGCACGACCTTGGTGTTCTCGCCCGTCATGGCGACCCAGTGGTCGACCCTGAAGATCGGCTTGTACTGGGTACCCCACTTCGGGTGCTGATAGCTGTCGGTGAGAAGCTCGATCACCGGCACGCACAGTTTCGGATTGTCGCCGATCTGCTGCATGATCGAGGCTAGGAGATCATCGAAGCCGCGCTTGCCACCATCGGAGTTCTGTTGATACGAGAGCACCTTGCCGATGTCCTCGTACTTGTACTTCTTGTCGGTGCCGCCGATGCACTGACACTGGAACGCCACGCACGGATCCCACACACCGCCATGAGCGGGGTCGGGCAGCTGGTCGGCGATGATGTCGGGGGCATTGTCGTCGAAGATGTATTTCATCTTCTTGATCGGCTGCTTGGCCGTCGATTCATTCGGCGGCCATGCGATGGCGCCGATCTGCAGGCTGAACGGATTGACGGCCCAGAGGGCGCCTTCCTCCACCTGCGTGTTTTCCTGGCCGTAAACCCATTCCCCCTGGTTCTTCGTCAGTCTGAGGAACAGGCCACGCTGGCCAACCTGGATGTGGTCGCGTGCCTTCTGGAGTGACTCTTGCGCTTTCTTGACGAACTTTCCGAGATCTTGTGCGGGTAGGCCTGCATTGGTGAATTTCACCATCTCGTTGGGTGCCATTTTCATTTGCCCTTCTGTCTTGCTGTTGCTCACCTCTTGATGTTTTTGCGCGCCGCCGCGATCGCAGCCACTGGTATGACCGCGGGACGCTTATCCTCGTGAGGAGCGATGGTGTGTCCGCTCGACACGGGATGGGCGAGGTCTTCAACGATTTTCTTGGAGAGCAGTTTTTCTTTCTCGGCCTGAGCCGGAGAAACGAGGCTGCGCGGCATGAAGGTATCGTCGTCGACTTTCGCTTTCCTGAACGCTGTGATCGCTTTCGCTTCTGACTTCCATTGCCTTGTAGCGCGCTTGTCGACCAATTTCCAATGTGGATTTTTTCTGCCGTGCTCGAGTTCATAGAGGAGGCGTTCCTCTGCCTCTTCCATCCACTTCTTCCAGCTCTTGAATTTCTTCAGCATCGCGCCGAGGTCGTCGAGATCGAGAACGTGGTTCGGCTGCGTGAGCGTCTCGAGGCGCTGCAGCTTGGCAGGACAGGCGAGCTTCGCCTCACATCCCATGCCCTTGTCGCACCATTCGCCTTCGATGTAGACAGGGTTCGGCATCTGTGATGCCTTTATGGCAGCAAGAAAGTTCGTTTCCTCGAGGTCGAGAAGATGCTCAGGGTAGCTCGTTTTGACATGGGCAGGCTCGAACGCTGGCTGGATGATCCAGACATCAAGCTGCTTTACCTTGGCAAATGCCGGTTCGGTCTTACGAGCGCAAATCCCGTAAAACAGCCCTTGCGCATCGGTAACGTCGACCTCCATCTGACCAAATTTGAAATCGATGATTGCGCCTATTTCACCAGCAGCAATCCCAGCATCGCAGGTCCCACCCGCTTCGTCGGTGAGATCAACCATGCGCTCGGAGAACAGGACTGCGTCCTCGGGATACTGCTCGAGAATGTAGTCGTAGGACTCGAGAGCGATCGAGATCTCGGCGATGTGTTCCTTTTCCAGTGTGACCCCAAGCACGGTCGCGTCGAGAAACCGGTCGGGATCGAGGCTGCTATCATTGAGCAGCTGCTCCATCACGGCGTGCTGCGCTGTGCCCTTCTGAGCGGCCTCGGAGGTTGGCCGACGTGGTACTTGGGCACTTAGGCTGGCGTACCCTGCACAGTGCTTCCATCTCTCGCTGTTGGAGCCGCCGTAGACTTTGTGGATTGTTGGCATGGATGTGTCCCCTTCTGGTCAAAGACCATAGAGGACACCTTGCACCATCAGCACGAGGATCATCAACGCAGATAGCGCGACGACGTCCTCCCACATCGGGTCATCTCCGGCTCGAGGTCATGCAGGCGCCGATGAAGCACAGCACTGCGATGGCGGTGATGAGGCCGTCGACGTCGACGCCACCGATCATGTCGGTCTCGCAATCATCCAATCTTCAGCCACGATGTCGGTCTGGCTGGCAAGCCAGGGCACGATTTTTCGATCGGCCGTGCGCATGACGATCCAAGGAAGTTGTTCATAATTACTGAGCGGAAACCCTACTGACCAATTATCGGCTCTGACGAAAGAGATCCACATGTTCTTGCCGTTCCAGCCTTCACGGCAAACACACTGGCCATCGCGCAGCGCCACCATGGCCTGACCGAAATTGAGCTTTGTCATATCGCGCATCCTCTCAACACTTTCCGATCCGGGCGAATACGCAGCGACGGCTGCCTTTGCTAGGGTGATCCAGCGCTCATATTCTTCGGGCCAAACGGCCTTGATTTCATCCCACGATCCGAGACGGCCTTCCGTGGCGTACATCGCCTTAGCAGCCCTCTCCACATCCCCCACAGCGGGGAGAGCAGAGGCGCGGCGCTCTTGTAGCTCGCGTGCCAAGTACAACGTTTCGTCGGTGCGCGCGCCAGCTCCATCTCTGCCAACGATTTCGTCAATACGATCATCAGTCAGTCGTGAGTGCTCACTCATTTGGCTAGTCCTTCAGCTCCTGCCGCGCGTCGTCGATCGCGACGTTGAGTTCAGCCATCAGCTGCGGATCGCCGCCTGGGCTGTCGGGGTGCGCGTCGCGCGCCATCTTCTTATATGTCGCTTCAGCGATCGCGAGCTGCATGTCCTTCGGCAGGCCATCGGCGACCACCATTTTGAAAACAGTGCGCCATGGCTTCTTCTGGTACTCGGCATGTCCGCCGGGCGGCGGCAGCGCCTGGAAGCCCGAGAAGGCGCGCTGCATCATGGTGCCGCCGCCATGACGCTCGATCGCGCGCATGGCATCGATCGCAAGCGTCAGGCTGCGCGCGTTGGCGTAGACGCTGTCATAGGCATCCTGCGCCATCGTCATCTGGCGGCCGTTGAGGGTGAAGTAGATCGCGACGCCCGGATCTTGCCGCGGATCGCCGGCCGGGCCGGCGTAGAGCCTGGGCTTGAGGTTGGTGCTGAGAACGACGTCGCGCGCGCCCAGGCGCGTCAGTTCATCGGTCAAACCTCGAAACGCCCGGTCAGGCGTCAAATTCTTGAAGGCGCGGCCTGACTTCCTGTATTTCGACCGCGGCCAGCCATGTGGCCATTCCAGTGGATATGCTTCCGCCATTGATCTCCCCATCCCAGGTGGCGGTTAAACTGTGGCCGAGACGCCGTTTTTCTTTTTTGTCGCGCGCGGTTTGCGTCCCAGGATTTTGTCTGCTTTCTCGCGGGCGGCTGTGGCGATGAAGTGCGATCGTGACACCCCCTCCTTCCTGGCTGCCCGGTCGACATTGTGGGCCCAGTCTGGATGCATATGGGTGTGGATCCGCACGAGATCGCCGGTCTTTGCCAGCCTCCGCCTCGTTACGCCTTCAACTGTCATCTTGACCTCTCGAACAGGGTGAGGGAAGGTGACCAGATAACGGCACACCTACGGATAAGTCAATGGCTGAGAAGGATCTCGAACGGCGCTGCCGCCTCCTGGTAGAGCAACTGGGCGGCCGAATGCCGAAATGGGTGTCGCCGGGGAATACCGGCGTACCTGATCGCCTGATGCTCTTGCATGGTTGGCCTATCACGCTGATCGAGTTCAAATACGGCACCGGGCGGCTCAGTCGAAAGCAGGCCGAATGGAATCTGTGGCTGGAGGAGAACGGTTTTGAAGTCGCCGTCGTCTGGACCTATGACGCCTTTATTGACCTCTTCCTCGCTCACACCAGCCGTCTTCCAGCAGGAAGCCGCAGGATTCTGCTACGAGCGCGACAGCTCAATGCTGCTGGCGGACGTGGGCAGCGGCAAGACCTGGATCTGGCTGAAGACCATCCAGGACTGGATCGAGGAAGGCGTGATCAAGCGCGCGATGGTGACGGCGCCGCTGCGCGTCATTCAAAACGTGTGGCGCCAAGAAGCTATCAAATGGCAGATCCCGCTGACGTTCGCCTGCTGTACGGGCGATCTCAGCCCGGCGCGGCGCGCCGAAGAGGTCAAGGCCAGGACTGATGTCCTCCTCGTCAACAATGCTCTTGTTCCCGCTGTGCTCGAGTATGGCGGTGATGGCTGCGACGGCTTGGTTATCGATGAGCTGTCGAAGTACCGCGACCCGACCGGCTTCTGGAGCAAGACGCTTCGCGAGGCTCCTTTTACTGTCCGCTCTGGTGGTACTGGCACCCCAGCACCCAATGGTCTCACTAGCCTATATGGCATGTGCCATGCGCTTGGTCTTGGACATCTCGTGGGTCGCAACTTCGATACGTGGCGCAAGAAATATTTCTACCCGATCGACTATAACCGCTATGACTGGATCCCGTTCAGGCACACCAAAGGCGAGCTGGCCGAGCTGATCAAACCCTGGACCTACGTGATCGATGACGGCGCGGTCGACCTGCCGAAGGTGATGAAGGTGCCGATCGAGGTCGACCTGCCGGCCGACCTCAGGGAAAAATACAATGAGATGCGCAAGACGCTCATGCTGTCGGATGAGGGGATCGTGGCGGCAAACAATGGCGTCGCGCGCAACAAGCTTCGCCAGATCGCATCGGGCTTCGCGTATGACAAGGACGGCGATGCGGTGCGCCTCGGCGATTGGCGCCTGGAATGTCTGGCCGATCTTGTCGACGAGATGAACGGCAAGCCTCTGATCATCGCCTACGAATTTCGCGAGCAGAAGGCGATGATGAAGAAGCGTTGGCCGCGCATGCGCTTCATCGGAGGAGATACCAATGCCAAGGAAGACGAAGAAACTATCCGTGCGTGGTCACAAAAGGAAGTGCCGCTGCTCGGCATGCATCCAGCTTCGGCAGGACATGGACTTAATGATCTCGACCTCGGTGGTAGCAGCATCGCTTGGTGGCAACCCCATGATGATCTCGAATTGTTTGATCAACTCATGGGACGTCTTACGCGCCGCGGACAGGTTGAAAAAGCAGTTCGGGCTTACATGATCGTGGCCCGCCATACGATCGATACCACGGTGTACGATCGCTTGGGCGAGAAGACGATCGTCGAACAAGGGTTGTGGAATGCTTTGAGGAGATAGAAATGGATGCAATAGACCAGATTCTTCTAGATCGTCTTACCGCAGATTTAACCGATCGTGTTTTCACGGCCTGCAAAGTCGATAAGCTTCCTACTGAGATTGTTCTCGCAGCATTGTGTTCGGCAATGCTGACCGTCTGCACAAAGATGGACTATCCCTATGAAGAAATGGCGATGAGAGTTTTAGGCGCAGCGAAAGAGATGGCGGATGAGACGAAAACACGCTCATGAGTTGTATAGCAAAATTGCGATGATTTGACTTTTCAAGATAGGTGTGCTACTATGTTCGACGCTCGATCGAGCGTCTACCACGTAGGAGACATCATGAGACGTCGCAAGAGAAGTCGCGCTGCCATCCTGGCAGAGCGCACGATAAAAGAGATCAAGCAGAAGGAACGGACCTTCCTGAAGGAGGTCAGCCAGATCCTGACCGAGGCCCTGGGCTTCCCCGTCAAGGTGAGCCACGTCAAGACCACCGATGCCAAGCTCAACCCCAGGGCCGAGCGGTTCAGGCGGATGAGCAAGAAGGACCTGAAGGCCCAGATGGCCGATGCCTTCGCCCCTCTGCAAAGCACCCTCTAAGATGGAAAGGCCTGGGAAACCGGGCCTTTTTCATGCTTGACATAGGTGTGCCTCTATGAGAGCTTGAGGGCTCCTACCACGGAGCACCTGATGTCAAAGCCTGTCAAATATTTCGTCATCGATCCGCAGGGCCGCGAGCACACTCGCAAGTCGCCCCGCGTCTATACCCATTGCGTCCTGATCTACACGCCTGCGGCATCGCAGGCTGATGAAGATGCTGCTGTCGCGCGCTACTGGCGCGCACATGCGGCCTACTGGGCATCGCAAGAGCGCGCCAGCCGCGGCCTCTTCGACGTCGCCACCCAGTATCAGGACCTCAAGGATGCGTGGCAGCGCCAGGGCGCGGCCTTCCTGGTCGAGCATCCTACCAACGATGACTACCGTCGGCACATCGAAGCGAAGGCTCGCGAGAATTATCGCGCGCGCACTGACTTCGATACTTGGGGGTCGGTCGGCTGGTGTGGCCGCAAGGACCTCGCCTTGAAACTCGCCGCTCAACATCCGGGCTCGCGCATCTTCGAAGCACAGGTGAAGTGATGGCAAACCGCTTTCGCTTCCCGGCCAACGCCTCGTTGAAATACTACGACGTGCTCGATACCGCGACCGGCGGTCTCATCCCCGGCATCAAGGTGCTGGGCAATCATATGACCAACGACGGCGTCATGGACAACGAGTTCATGGCGCTGTCGCTGGCTTGGCGGGTGCGGGCCAAGTCGATCGATGAGCTGAGCAAAAAGCTCGAGTTCATTCTTGAGGGGAGATAACCGATGTTCTTCACCATCCTTGGGGTGATCGCGGCTGCGCTCATCCTCGTCATGTTCTGGCTGATCTTCTGCAGCGCACGGGCGCTGGGCGGCGGCTGGAGGATCACTGAATACTCGGCTGAGAAGCCGCCGATGTGGGAGGACCACCTGCTATGACTTCGCCCTTCACCCTGCTCATGGACCCCGACGAGATCTCGCTGCAGAGCATCGAGACTTACAAGGCAGCTCATGAAGTCGGTCTACACACCGCAGCCAATGCCATCCGCAAGCTGCAGCGTGAGAATGCGATCGACGTCCTGGCGGAGTATGCCGAGCGCGCCAAGGACCTCGACGACATGCGCAACGTCGTGATCGACACCCTGTTCCTGATGAAGAGGATGCTATGACCCAGATCTCGCTCTATCTCGGCTCGATCCCCAACTTCGCCAACGTCGACCATGATGGCGGCAAAACGTCGATGAACGTGCGCCGCGTCAAGCCCAAGGGCGGCGCCGAGCACGTCCAGATCGAGATCGAGATCGTCTCGCGCGGCCCGCGTCGCACGATGCGTCGCCATGGCACCTTCAGGCTCTCACCCGAGGAGGCTGACAAGCTGGTCATTGCGCTCACCCGGACGCAGCCCGAGGTCGACGAGGCGCCACAGATGTATGACTTCAGCACACCCTATGGCGAACGTGAGAAGCTGTGGACTGCGTTCTATGGCATCAAGGAGAAGTCATGAGCATGCCCGCGCGCCTTCTTGTCATCCTGACCCTCTCGGTCGGGCTCTGGTTCCTGATCCTGAAGCTAGTCTGAACATGACACCTCTCGAGTCCTTGCCTTTGGCCGCAGCCCTGCTGGGCTGCGGCGTGCTCGCCTTCCGCTGGGTCGAGCGCCGGGCCGGCGCCGAGCCTGCCTTCTGGGCCATGCTGATGCTAATCTCGACCACCGTGCTCCTGATGGATGCGATCAGAGGTTGACATAGGTGTGCCTCTATGGCACGATTTCGGTTCCTACCACGGAGCCTCTGATGAACAAGCCTTTCGACCTCAACGACGACCTGTCCGACCTGCTGGACGGCGAGACCGTCGTCCCCTTCCCCCGGCGCGAGCTGCCCCAGGCGGCCGAATTCGCCCGGATCCGCGAGACCGTCCCCGAGTTCACCGAGAGCTGCCCCAAATGCGGCGGCACGGGCGCCTTCCGCGCATGGTCCGGCCGCTCGGTCGGCCGCTGCTTCACCTGCCAGGGCAAGGGCAAGCTCACCTTCAAGACCAGCCCCGAGAAGCGCGCCCAGGCCCGCCAGCGGGCCCAGGAGGTCAAGGCTGAGGTTCGGGACACCTACAAGGCCGAACGGGCTTGGTTGGGCCAGAAACTGGCCTCCCCGGGTCTGCCTGAGGGCTACGCCAAGATGCTGCGCGACTTCCAGGACAAGCTCGAGGCCGGGCGCGAGCTGACCGAGGGCCAGCTGGGCGTCATCCAGCGCGGCATGGCCCGCGACGAGGAATATGCCTCCAGGCGCGCCCAGAAGGCCCAGGAACGGCAGGCCGCCGCCCCGGTGGTGGATGCCTCCCGGATCGTCGAAGCGGTCCAGAGGGGCAAGAAATCGGGCCTGATCTGGGTCAGCCTGCGGTTCGACGGGATCGTCATCCAGGAGGCCAAGAAGCACCCTGGCGTGCTCTACGTGAAGACCGGCACCCGCGATGCCGCCTACCTGGGCAAGATCCAGGACGGCCGGTTCCTGGCCTCCCGGATCTGCACGCCCGAACAGCAGGCCAAGATCATCCTGATCGCCTCGGACCCTGCCGCTGCCGCCAAGGTCTATGGCAACCTGACCGGCAGCTGCTGCGTGTGCGGTCGCGAGCTGACCAACAAGCAGTCGATCGAGGAAGGCATCGGACCGGTCTGCGCCGACCGGGTCGGCTTCACCTCCGGCGGGATCCGTGTCCCGGTCGAGCAAGCCCCCTTTTAGGGGGCTTGACATAGGTGTGCCACTAAGACACCATGTTGACGTTACCTACCACCTACCACAGGAGCTTTCGATGTCTAACAAGGTTGATGCTGCAGCTGTCGCTGCGCTGGTGAAGGACAACACGCTGACGGGCCTGATCGACCGGCTGGGCGATATCGACGCGCAGGCCGCACCTCTGATCGCCCGGATCGGCGAGCTGAAGGCGGCGATCATCGTGAAGGGCGGCGCCGGTCGCCATGCCGGCACGCGCTACGACGCGACGGTCAGCATCTTCGATCAGGACCGGCTCGACATGGATGCAGTGCGCGCCAAGCTGACGCCGCAGTTCATCCGCGCCCACACGATCACGTCGGTGGTGCGCAAGGTGCAAATCTTCGCCCGCAAGGTCACGCACTACGCGGCATGAGCTAGGGTGTTCGTCGGCGCAATCACTGCCCCCGCGGTCTGCCGTCGACGATCATCTGAGATGGGCCCTGTCGTGCCCCACGGTGGGGCCCATCGACTGATGACCATAGGAGAGTGTCATGCATCTTGGATTTGGCGGCATCATCATCTTCCTCATCCTCTACTGGATCTGGGAGGCGGGCGTGAACCGGGCCGAGGCCCGGCGCGAGATGGAGCGCGACCAGAAGACCCTTCGGCTGATCGATGAGGCGGTAAGCCGCGAACGCCTACGGCGGCGATAGTCCTGGGCGATGCCAAAGTATCGCGTGACCATGCGGGAGCCGCCGCACCCGCCCGTAATCGGTCGTGACACCTTTACGGCCGAGAAGCTGGTCGAGTATCTGACGGCGATCGTGCGCCAGCGTGGCCGCTACGGTTTCACCTCGATTACGATCCGCAGCCCTGGTGGCGCTACCCTGTTCATCCAAGACGAGGATCCCGATGAAGTATCTCCTGCGATGGCACCCGACAAAAGACCACCACCCCATGATGTCGACCGTAGCCGAGGACGAAAACGACCTCGCTAAGATCATCGCCGGCTTCCTGATGACGTCGCGTCCGATGGGCGGCGCCAAGATCCGGGTCGAGTGCGGCAACCGCTCCCTGGTGCTGATCGAGCCCGAAGGCGCGCCGGTCAGCCGCGAGGATTTCATCGCCGGCAACGTGCCTAAGATGGTGATCCCGAGAGGGGTTGACCCGAAGAGATAGGTGTGCCACTATAATCCTGCGTCGCTAATGACGCCTACCACAGGAGCTTAAAAATGCCGTTCGACAATCTTCCGTTCTCTGACGACCAGATCCGCCGTATCGTCCCGAGCGTGTTCGCTGAGCGCCCGGCACCCGGCGTGTCGACCCGTTATGCCTACATCCCGACCTACCCGATCCTGCCGCGGCTGCGCGAGATGGGCCTCGAGTGTGTCTCGGCGGCCGAGGGTCGCAAGCGCAACCCTGAGGGCCAGGAATTCGCCCAACACGTCCTGCGCTTCCAGCGCGCCGACGACAGCCACAAGTTCCGCGATCGCACGCGGCCGTTGGGCGACCTAATCCCTGAGGTGATCCTGACCAACAGCCACGATCGCACGTCGCCGCTCATCTTCCAGGCCGGCATGCGGCGCAAGGTCTGCATGAACGGCCTCTATGTCCAGGACGCCGCCTACAGCGCCAAGCTGCGCCATGTCGGCGTCAATCTCTACGATCAGGTCCATGGCAAGGTCGGCCAGATCCTGGACAGTTTCGACAACGTGATCGGTGTCGCTGAATACTGGCACTCGATCGAGATGACGCCCGAGCTGGCACGTCGTTTCGGCCAGAAGGCGCTCGAGATCCGCGGCACTTCGCTCGACGTCCGTCCCGAGCGCGTGGTCGCGAACCTTCACACCCATCGCTGGGAGGATCGTGATCCCAGCCTGTGGAACCTGTTCAACCGCGCCCAGGAGAACCTGATGCGCGGCGATATGCGCGGTGTGTCGGGCGCTGGGAGGGTCCGGCGGCTGAAGCGCATCACTTCGCTCTCGAGCGAGGTGGATCTGAACCGCAAGCTCTGGCTGGCTGCGGCGGCGATGGCCGAGGAGGTCAAGCCTCGCCGCCTTGCTGTGGTAGGCGCTGCCGCCTGAGAAAGGGGTAGCGGTTCGGATCAGGGCCCGTCGCTAGGGTGTGGCGGCGGGCCCTTTCTTTTTACACCAAACCGAGGAGATCGTTTTCATGTCAAAGCCGTTCAAGCGCACCGTGCCCAGTTCCCTGCAAATCGTCGCTGCCAATGAGATCCTGAAAAATGTCTGCATCCTGATCGACGGGCATGCCGTCTATGAAGATGGGTGGAGCGACGCCCGCGTCATGAATGAGATCAACGCCAAATTTCCCAACCATCCCTTGTCGCTCACCTCGGTCCAGAAGCTGCGGCGTGATTTCGTGGGCGAAGTGCGCAAGCCGCGCAACGATTCGCATGTGGCCCTTGTCCAGCGTCTCGAGCGCCTCGAGCGCTGGGCCGCGGCGCGGCCGAGAGAACCCTTCAAGATGGAGGCCAAGTGATGGGCGGGCCGCACGACTATCCAGCCGACGACCAGGAGTTCGAGACCAAGCGCATCGCCAAGGTCGAGCTGACCTCCGACAAAAAGAACTGGACGATCCTCAACGACGACGGCTGGTCGATAACGGTGGAGCGCTATAGCGTCGTGCCCGAGGTGGGTAATGAGATCCGCATCTATGGCACGGGCTTCGGGTATCGCTTCCGCGGCGTCTTCATCGATGGCTGGAAGGTTTTCTATCGCACTCGAGAAGAGGACGAGGTTTATTACAACCTCTCCCTGTATGGAGCTGACGTCGCCGACTGGCTGAAGCGATGGGATGAAGGCCGCAGCGTCTGGTCGTTCGAGATGGGCGGCATCGGCCCGAGTTACGAGCAGTGCATTCAGATTGCGGCGACTGAGGTGGTGCGTCATCTCTTGTCAGTGCCCTACGATGCCAGCGCCTGGAATGACCAGGAACAATGGAAACATGACCTCGTACATATTGAAAAGTATCTGGGTGAGAACGTGATCGTGCGAAGGCTCGGCCTGTCGGGCGCGCAGTGGGGTGCCGCGATCAATCTCGGCAGCACGCTTTACAGGCACGGCCCGGTGGCTTGTTTCACCAAGCCCGAGAACAAGAACCGCCTGATCCAGGTCCAGAAACACTTTCCCTCCTTGCCTTGATAGGTGTGCCACACCTAACATCGCTTTTTACGAGGAGGCACCGTTGACCCTGCGCATCATCAAGGAGATCCCGATCGACCTCGGAGGCTACACGCTTCCCCTTCCCATCAGCAGCCGCGTGTTCGATGCGGTGCCCGACGGCAAGCTGGGCTGCAAGCTGGTGGTCAACGTGCCGAAGGATACCCAGACCCATAGCTGGCGCGAGTTCTTGGCGACGACGGGCGAGCCCGAGCTGCAGCAGGGACACTGGTCCCATATCCGCTCGTTCGATCGCGGCGATGGCGTGATCCTGCATGTGCTCGAGAAGGTCGCAGGATGAGCCAAACATCGCCCGCTCTGAAATTTTGCCGCGACTGCAAATGGCGGGTCGGCGGCAATGAATGCACGCATCCGACGGACTGCGGCATCAACCTCGTCACGGGCGATCGCATGATCCTGCGCACGCCTCGCGACTGTTATCAGGAACGCGAGAGCGAGAGCCCCTACACTTGTGGGCATGACGCGAAATTCTTCGAGCCGAAAGACTGATGGCCGCCACCGATTACTGGCTCATGCTGTTCAACCATCCCGACTTCCGCGCGGGATGGCGGGAGTACGAGCTGGGCTATCCGCCGCAGGAGCATGGCAGCGATCAATACTATTACGGTCGGCAGACCGCGGCCGAGAGCGGCAAGCCGCTGCCGATGCCATCGGTCGTGTTCTCGCACGAGATGCTCGAGGTACTCGACGTCTGCACGGCGTTGATGGAGGCGATCACCTTCCGCCGCTTCCTCAACGCGCTGAACGCCTATTGCAACGGGAACGGGATCAAGCTCGCCAATCCAGGCGAGGTGCTCGAGGTCATGCGTGCGCAGTGCGTCGTCGGTCAGCGGCAGATTGCCGATATCATCGCCGGGATCGGCGAGCTGGAGAACCGGTCATGACAGAGGACGAGATCAAGCGCCGCCTCGAGGACATGCATACCAAGATCGCCAATGCTCTGACGCCCTTTCTTCTGAAGGATGATCTCCTGGCTGTCGAGGTGTTCGCCCTGGTGAACGTGGGAGAAGATGCAAGATGCATTCGTCTCCTCGCCAATCCTTCAGAACAGGCGGTGTTTGTCGAGACGCTGCGCGATTACGAAAAAGGTCATGTGACAGGTACCGCAAAGATCGCAAACCGATATGAATTGCGTGTGCCCGGTCGGAAGAATTGAACCATGAAGATCATCAAGGATACCAAGTCTCGTGTCAGCGCCTGGGCGTTCCCCGGCGAGATCACCAAGAGCCTGCAGACGTTTGGCTCAGCGACGGTATTCGCCAGTGAGATCGCGGCGCGCTCGACCTTCCCCAAGAGCACGCCCGTGCGCATCACGATCGTGATCCATCGCCCGCGCCTTTCGGTGTCAGCTGCAGCCCGTCGACGCGCCAAGCGGGCTCAGGATCTCAAGACATGGCGCAGCAAGATGAAGAAGCTAAGGAGAGACCCACATGCCGTTCGATAGTGTATTCAAACCGTTCGACCGCAACGCCACGGTCGAGAATTTGCGCAAGGCCAAGGGGATGATCAGCAACCCGAAAAATTGGTGTCAGGGAGCGTGGTCGAAGACGGTCGCAGCACACACCACCACCGGCACTCCTTGGCTAGTGGAGCGTGGCCACATCCTGCAGAACCCCGAATGGACGCATGTGCGTCTCTCATGCACGGCCGATGCCGTGCACTGTGCCGTCTATGGCATGAGCGTGGATCAAGCGACCGATGGCCTGACCGGCGCTGACGTCGAGGCGCGTCTGAAGTTGTTCGGCCTGCGCCCCGAGATGCAGGCTCTTCAACACTGTCTTTCGATAAAGACCGGCCACCCTTATGCCGTGAGCGCGATCACGGCCTACAACGATTATCGCGATACCACGCATGCTGACGTGATGGAGCTGTTCGACCGCGCCATCGCCTATGCCCGCGAGGTGCACCATGCCGTTTGATACTACGCCGCGCGAGGAGCGAAAGCCCACCGTTTGCGAGAACCTGATCAAGGCCCGTAGCATTCTCCGCCGAGGCCTGTGGTGCCGAAACCAATGGAACGTGTCCCTATCCAACGGCGAGCATCTCTCCTGCGCCGCGGATGCCATCCATGTCGCTCTCCATGGCGATAGCTATATCCCCTACCTGAGGAAGCAGGAACTGCTTGGCCAGACCACGCAGGCTCATCGCAATAACTTTCCCAAATGCCCCGAGATCGCGCTGCTGGCCGACGTCATTCGTCAATTCAAGCTGAGCATCCCTGACAAGCGCGGTTGGAGCGATCTGAACACCGTGACGGTCTTCAATGATCAAACATCGTATCAGCGTCTGTTGCTCGCGTTCGATATCGCCATCGAACAGGCGCGCCAGAAGGAGATGACCCATGCCATTTGATACCACCTCGCGCGAGGAGCGAAAGCCGACCGTCTCCGAGAACCTGATCAAGGCTCGAGACCTCATTGCCCTCACAGGTCTCTGGTGCAAAAGCGCCTGGAGCACCACGAACATAGATCGGCACGCTTCATGTATGGCCGATGCCGTGCACATCGTGCTCTATGGCAAGGGGTATTGCGAATATCTCGAGGCGCGCGACGTCGATCCGTACATGTGGGAGCACAAGGGTCGGCACGATCGCGAGCTTGATGAGCAGCCCGAAATCCGTTTTCTCGGGCGCGCGCTGATCGAGATGGGAAATACATGGCTAACGACATACTCTTCGACCGAACGCGTCGTGAAGTTCAACGACCATGAGCACACGCGACACCACCACGTGATGGCTGTGTTCGATTGCGCCATCGCGCTGGCAAAGTGTCGCGAAGCAGAGAACGCTAAACGCGAGCTTGCAAGCGTTACGTTTCGTTGACGGTGCGATAGTGCACAGAGCATAAAGAACGCCCCGCGGTGTGAACCACGGGGCGTTTGATTGAGCACCTACCACAGTGCTTGGGGGCTTGACCGGACGAGACAAACACCCAGGCGCATCCTATCCGTCCTGGGCGACCTCAAGTCAAGCGGGGATGTCAATGGATAGCGGGCGCAGCACGATTTCAGTGCGTGATTTTCTCAACATCTTGTTCCCTTCCAAAGCCGACGGTTTCATCACCCTCACCGAGTTCAAACGATCGTGGCCCGATGATTACGATCCGGCCGACGATCCTGAAGGCAAGACCAAGCCCGAGATCCATCCCTTCGACATGAGGCTCGAGGATTACCGCGACCCGGTCGGCGATCGCGAGCTTTACTACTGCATCTCGCGCTGCGCCGGCCTGACGCCGCGGGCGCGCCTGCCGTCGCGCAAGCGGGCGGTGTCGACGCATGTGATCGTGTGCGATGACATCGGCACCAAGATCGCGCTCGAGAAGTTCACCAAGCTCGGCATCGTGCCGACCTACGCGCTCGAGACGTCCAAAGGAAACTTCCAGCTCGGCTTTCGGCTTAAGGATCCAGTGTCGCCCGAGCGCGCCGCGACCCTGATCGATGCGCTGATCGCGGCTGGCTTCTCCGACAAGGGCGCCCATTCTGCCAACCGCGTCGTGCGCGTGCCAGGGTCGCTCAACATGAAGCCCGGAAAGGAGCGCTGGCGCGCAAGGTTGTCGACCTGGGCGCCCGACAATGCCTGGACGTTCAGCGAGCTGTGCGGACTTTTCCACGTAATCCCCAGAGATACCCACAGCCTGCCCAAGGCGGCGCGCTCGATCGAGGGCAAGGTCGACCCGGTCGAGGACTGGATCTGGGCCCATGAGGGCGAGCTGGGCGGCGCGATTGGTGGCGAGGTGCGCGGGTTGATCCCACTGCGCTGCCCCCAGGAGCACCTGCATACGGTCACGGCCGAGCGCGGCAACGATACCTCGACGTCGTGGCTGATCGCCGAGCGGTCTTTCAAGTGCCTGCACGAGCATTGCGTCGGCTTCCGCACGGCAGAGTACAAGGCCTGGATCCTCGAGACCGACCCCGAGGCTGAGATTGGCGGCCCGGCGATCGACCCTGAGGCGCTCGCCAAGGCCCGAAAACGGCTCCTGGAGGCTCATCCAGGCGTGCGCTTCCCTAAGATGCCGGTAGCCGAAGATGAACGTCTGCATGGCACGGCATTGGAACAGCACGTTGCCCAGTCGATCACCGATGATCTGGTCAAGGTCGCCAGCGAGGACATGTATTGGTCGCTCTCGGGCAAGGCGTTCAAGTCACGTGCCGCCATCGATGATGAATGGACACCTCGGTTCGAGGGCACAAAGCTTCTCGATCGGCTGACGCCCGGCACAAAACGGCCAGGAGCGCCGATGGCGGTCTCGGCATGGCTAAGACGCAATCCCGATGTTCAGCATGCCGACAAGCTCGTGCATCGCCTGGGCGCCCCTCAGCTCTGCGATGGCGATCTCAACATTGCCGAGCCGCTGCCGCGTGCGCCTGACGCGCATGGCGAGCCTGAATATTGGCTCTCACTGGTCGAGTTCCTGTGCGGCGGCGACGGCGCGATCGTCGACCATTTCCTCGACTGGCTATCGATCGTGGTCGGAAACATCACGATGAAACCCGGCTGGCACGTCGTGATGTGGGGTGAGCATGGCGTTGGCAAGGATCTGGTGATGGAGCCGTTGATGCGCTGGTTTGGCGAAGCGCATTACAAACTGGTGTCGCCGGTCGAAGTCGGCAGCCAATTCAACGGTTTTCTGACCAAACGGCTGATCGTGCTCGACGAGCTTGAGATGAACACGCAAGGCGCGATCACGGCGCATGACGTGTACAACACGCTAAAGCCGTGGACGGCTTTAGGCAATTCGACGTTCCAGATCAATGAGAAATATCGCAAGCCTTACTCGGCCAACAATCTCAGTTGCTGGTACATCACGTCGAACTCGAACAAGCCCTTGCCGCTCGAGCCCGGCGACCGGCGTTATCTGGTGATCGAGACGCCGCGCAAAGCACTCGACAAGGATTGGTACCAGGGTCTTGTGGAGTGGGGTAATGCAGGCGGATGGGATCAGGTGATCGCATGGCTATGCCGCCAATGGAACACCATGCAACCAGCTATAAAACAAGGCCTTTTCACTCTTGCGCCGATGACAAAGGCGAAGGCGCGCCTGATCGAGGCGTCGGCGGAAGGCATCATGGGAGCGCTGCGTCTGATCACGGGCGGGCTCAATGGTGTCGTGTGGCCGCAGTTGATGACGATGGACGATATCCTGGCCGCCCTGCGCCAGAACAACGGCGGATATCTCACTGACCAGCAGCTGAAGCAGATCAACCGGCAACGCGTCGCTCCAGCGCTGCGGGCTGCGGGTTGGGTGATGCTGTTTGATGGAGAGGCGGTGCGCACAACTGATGGTCGTCGAAAGAGCTTGTGGTGCCAGGGCGGCGCGTCCAAGGCGGCACTTTATGAGCAGCTCGGCCAGGGACCGAAATTATGGGAGCGCTATGTGAAGGAACGCCATACGCCCGGCGGTCAAAGAGAGCGCGATGCGAACGAAGAGTGATCATGCCAGGACGCATGCCGCAAATGACAGGATGCATCCTGGCAACCTTAACACGTTGAAAAATCGAACAAATAATCTGATTTGTCAGGATGACACCACTCTTTCTCTATTCTCTCTCTCTTAAAATATATTTCTTTAGATATAGAGAGTGGTGTCATGTGTTTTTATAGGGGGAGAATAGGCTGAGCATCCTGTCATCCTGGCAAAAATGCCATCCGATGCCGATGGCATATAGCTTTTGCGGCGCCACCATGCCCTAAAATTCATCCTGGCAAAAATGGGATGGTGAGATCCCATTTTTCAGTGAAGACGTCATGCAGAACTTGTAGGGTCCTGAGCCATGGTGGCCGAGAACCAGGAGAGTGAGATGGCGCAAGCATCGATTGACCGCGAACGGGAACAGGCTGCTGAGGTCGCTCAAGTCCTGATACGATCTCGCGCACCTGCCGTGCTTTGCGGATTGCAGATCCTCGAACTGATGGCGAAATTCGATCCCATCCGGTTCGATGAACGCAATCAGATGCTGATTGCCAGTGCGCTGGTGAACACGTTGTGATGCCTGGATAAACGCGCAGTCCATGCATACGATCATGGTGACCAGGGTTGGCGCGTATGTCGTGCTCGAGCACGGCAAGATCCTGGTCGCTGGTCCTTTCGAGACGATGGGTGAGGCTTATGAGCGGTGGGAAGAATGCTGCGCGATCGCCAGGGCCGAAGCGCGTAAAGTCAAGATCCGCTGGTGCGAACCGGATGATGATCACGAAGGACGGCAAGTTGCATGTTCGTCCGAGGATCGAGATTGCAACTGAAGAGATCTGTGCCAAGGCGCGCAGGCTTGCGCTACTTGGATGCACGCACACAACGATCGCCGTGCATTTGGGAATATCTGACAGCACATTCTCCAAATGGTTGAAGTCGAGCCGGAAGTTCGAGGAAGCCGTAAAGGCCGGAAGCCTGGAGGCTGATGCGGATGTGGCGAGCGCGCTGTACCGAAGTGCGACGGGCAACCGCAGAACGGTGCAGAAGGAAATCGTGCTCAAGGATGGTAAGGACCGCGAGTGTGTCGAGGTGGTGGATGTCGTCTTGGAAGACGCGCCGAACGTGACGGCGCAGATCTTCTGGCTGAAGAACCGCCAGCGCCAGCTGTGGCGCGACGTGAAGGCGACCGAGCTGAGCGGCGTTGATGGCGGGCCGATCAGCAATGAGTTCATCCCAGCGAAGACGCTCGACCACGATGAGCGCGCGCGGCTGCGTGCGTTCCTCGAGCAGCGCGTGACTGACGTGGTTGATCAGAACAACACAACACAACCGGATGAGGGAGAGAGTGATGCCGAAAGCAACGACACAAGCGAGGGTGAAGCCTGAGCCGCTCAACGTGATGCGCGTGCGAGCGGCGCTCAATCAGCTCTCGAGCGACGACATCACCAAGCTTGATGCCAAGCTGCGCATCATCCAGTTGGTGCTGCAGGCCAATCTCAACGCAATCAAGGACGATAGGATGGGCGACGAGATCGTGCTCCTGCTGCGTGGCATCCTGGCCAGCCATGGCATCGAGGCTTGACAGCTTGACTTAGGTGTGCTCGACGTGTTGGTGTCATTCCAGCACACCTATTTTCCATAATGGATCTTATGCGATCTTACAGTGTCAAGATCCGATGAAGCGCACAGGGCCGAGCTGCTTGAATTGTTATTTCTTTTCGCAGGGGAATAATACGTTCGAGGACGATGACGCGACAACCGGCGAGTGCCGCAAGCATGCGCCCCTTGGGGTGCTGGATGAGGGGGCTCTGACGCACGTACGCCACGCCTTTGCGGTATGGCCCAGGCTCGAGACCGCCAACACCACACTGTGCGGCGACTGGCGCCGCACGCCTGAGAATGAACATAGCGCCGACAATGTGAGCAGCGACGAGCTTGACACTTGACATAGGTGGGCCACTATGATAGAGGCCCACCTGTTAGATCGGTGTTGACCAACCCTCACTCCCCGTCAGGCTCAGTCGCACCGATCAGGCGGGCTGGCGTGGTGCCAGCCCGCCCTTCCCATCCCGTCCTGGTGCGAGGTCGGTCCCCTTAGAAGCTCGAGCCAGTGCGGAGGAGCGCGGCGCCACCCGAGGACCGGGGCGGCGCCGCGCGTTTGTCAACAGCGCATCGGAGGTAGCCCAGGTTGAGAAGGGACCCGTTGACCGGCGCACCACCAAAAGTCGGGCCGCCGGGTGGAACGGCCGCAAATCGCCTGCCCAATGAGCCCGCCAGAACTGGAAAAATTTCTGCCCAATGAGGGGTGGAGAAGAATAAAAAATTTGCAAAAATTTTTTAGATGTGCCTGTATGATAGGTGTGCTCTTACAACACCACAGGAGATCGCCTCTTGTTCAAGGTCGAATTTTTCATCGATGACCGGCGTTTGGGTGACG